GCCATACAAAAAATACATAAAAAATAATGGCAACAACATATTTAGAATTAACTAACGAAGTTCTTCGAGAACTAAATGAAGTGGTATTAACATCTGGTTCATTTGCTTCAGCTACAGGTATTCAAGGATTTGTTAAAGATGCAATTAATAAATCATTATTTGATGTAGCTAATGCAGAACCACAGTTACCGTTTTTTAGTGCTGGAGTAAGTGGTAGTACAGACCCTTTTTATGGTAATGTAACTGTAGCTACTGTAGCAGGACAAAGATGGTATACATTAAAAGATGGTAGTTCTAGTATAACTTCAGATTATGCTGCAGTTGACTGGGATGATTTTTATATTACTACTATTAATGTAAGTGGTGAATCAGCTCCTTTTACATCTACAGGATTAAAATATTTAACACTTGCAGATTGGAAAAGATATTATAGGGATGCAGAGAATGCAGATGATGCTGATACACAATCTTATGGTGAACCTAGATATGTATACAAAAGTCCAGACCATAGAAAGTTTGGATTAAGTCCTATACCTGATAAAGTTTATAATGTGCATTTTTATGCCTTTGAAAAACCAACAGCTTTATCAGCGTATAATGATACTATACCAATGCCAGAACAATATAGCAATGTATTAACAGCTCGAACTAGATATTATGTACATCAGTTTAAAGAAAATATACAACAAGCTGCTATGGCATTAGATGATTATAGAAAAGCTTTACGTCATATGAAAAGTAATTTAATTAATCCACAGCCAAAGTATATGACAGATGATAGGAGATATTTCTAATGGCAGCATCTTTGCCATTTTCAGTACCACTACAAGGTGGTCTTAATAAATCTACTAACTCGTTAGCATTATTAAGAACTCCCGGAGTTGCAACAAAGTTAAGAAACTTTGAGGTATCTATCGAAGGTGGTTACAGAAGAATAAATGGTTATACTGTTTTTGGTGGTGGTAGTGCTGTTAGACCTAATACTGCAGAAGATATAGAAGGTTTAGCAGTTTATGCAGATGGTGCAGTAGTTGTAGCAGGTAATGATATATTTTTTAGTCAAGATGGTACAAGTTATTTACAAATAAATAAAGCTAGTGTAGATGCATCTGGTGATAATTTTAGTACCTTTTCAGGTCGTAGTGAGTTATCATTAACTAATATAGACCAATGTGAGTTTGCATTATTTGAAGGTACTTCAGATTATGGTGAATTAGTTATAACAGATAAGAGTGGTAACAATAAACCTTTCTTATTTAAAATGACAGGTACATCTGCAGTATTAAGTTCAAGAACATTTTTTGTTAGTCAAATAACAATTAGTGGTTCTAAGACAGCAAAGTTTTGTACTATCCATGATAATCACTTAGTTGTATCTGGAGACCCTAGTACACCTAATACTATATATTATAGTGCTACTGGTGATATAGATAGCTTTAGTGGTACAGGTTCAGGTAGTATAACATTAGAAGATAAAGTAGTTGGACTAAAAAGTTTCCGTAACGAACTATTTATATTTTGTCAAAACTCAATATTTAAGTTGCAAAATATAAATAATTCTAGTACCATAGCAGTCGTACCAGTTACTAAAAACGTAGGTTGTGTTGATGGACAAACTATTCAAGAGATTGCTGGTGACTTAGTATTCTTAGCACCAGATGGTTTTAGAACAGTTGCAGGTACAGCAAGAATTGGTGACGTTGAGTTAGGAACTATAAGTCAAGCTATACAACCAATTATAAATGATATTGTAGCAGCTAAGAGTACATTACAATTTAGTAGTGTTGTTATTAGAGATAAATCACAATACAGAATGTTTTACAGTACAGCAACAGATACTGCAGCAACATCAAAAGGAATTATAGGAACATTAAGACCTAATGGTTTTGAATGGTCAGAAACATTAGGCATACAAGCTCCAGCTATTACATCAGGATTTGATAGTAGTGGAGTAGAAAAATTTTATCATGGTGATAGAGACGGACATATTTACAATCACGATACTGGTAATGCTTTTAATCCAGCAGGAACAGCTACAAATATAGAAGCAGAGTATCAATCACCAGATTTTGATTATGGAGATTTAGGTACATTAAAAACTTTGGATTATGCAAAGATTGCCTTTACTCCAGAAGGTGATGCACAGCCAACACTTAGAATTAGATTTGACTATGACAGTTTAGATACCCCACAACCTGCTGACATAGTTTTAACAGAGATACCAGAACCAGCTATTTTTGGTGTAGCTTTATTAGGTACACAAAAGTTTGGAGCATCTGAACAGCCTTTATTAAGACAAAGTTTAACAGGTAGTGGACACAGTAACTTTTTTAAAATTTTTAGTGCAGATACAAATGCACCATATGCAATTAACGGACTATATGTAACGTATAGACCTTCAGGTAGACAATAGGAGATATAAAAGATGGCAGGATATACTAGACAAAGTTCATTTAGTGATGGCGATACCATTACTGCTGCACTTTTTAATAATGAATATAATCAATTAGTAAATGCTTTTAACGTAAGTTCAGGACATACCCATGATGGTAGTACAACTGGTGATGGTGGTCCTATATCTACATTATTTAGTAATACTTTAAGTTTTGGTACAAATGCTGAAAGTGATATTGCTATTACCTTTAATGCTGCATCTAATGATGGAGTATTGACATGGAAAGAAGATGAAGATTACTTTGAGTTTTCTGATGATTTACTAATTGCAACAACAGAAAAAATACAATTTAGAGATACAGCTATATACATCAATTCTAGTACTGATGGACAATTAGACTTAGTAGCTGATACAGAAATACAAATTGCAGCAACAACTATAGATATAAATGGTAATGCTGATATATCTGGTAACTTAGGAATAGGTGGTAATTTAACAGTAACAGGTACTACTACATTTAATGGTGGTACTATTACTATGGGTGATGCAGCTACTGACAACGTAGTCTTTGGAGCTGACGTAGACTCAAACATTATTCCAGATGATGATAATACTTATGACCTAGGTAGTTCTTCACAGGAATGGAAAGATTTATATGTTGATGGTATTGCATACTTAGATGGTATTAACTTTAATGGCACAGCAATTACCTCAACTGCTGCTGAACTAAATATATTAGATGGAGTAACATCCACAGCAGCCGAACTTAATATTCTTGATGGAGTAACTTCTACCACAGCAGAACTAAACATCTTAGACGGTGTTACAGCTAGTGCAACAGATATAAATCTTATAGATGGTATAACAAACGGAACAGTAATAGCAAGTAAAGCTATTATAACAGATTCAAACAAAGACATTACTGGTGGTAGAAATATTACTATTAGTGGTCAACTTGCAGCAGCTACATTAGATATTAGTGGTGATGTAGATGTTGATGGTACATTAGAAGCTGATGCGATTACAGTAAATGGTACAACTTTAGCAGAAACAATTAGTGATACTGTAGGAGCTATGGTAACTTCTAATACAGAAACAAACATTACAGTTACTTATGATGATACTGACAATACACTAGACTTTGTTATCGGTACACTCAACCAAGATACAACAGGTACAGCAGCATTAGCTACAACAGTTACAGTATCTGCAAACAATAGTACAGATGAAACTATTTTTCCAGTATTTGTTGATGGTGCTACAGGAACTCAAGGATTAGAAACTGATACAGGTTTTACATATAATCCATCAACAGGTTTATTAACTGCTACAGGATTTTCTGGTAATTTAACAGGAACACTTCAAACAGCAGCACAAACAAATATTACAAGCCTTGGTACGCTTACAGGTTTAACTGTTGATGGAGATGTAACTTTTACAGGAAGTAGTAGTAATATTGTATTTGATAAATCAGATAATGCATTAGAGTTTTTAGATGATGCTCAAGCTAAATTTGGTACAGGTAATGATTTAACAATTGACCATAGTTCATCAACAAGTGTAAGCAGAATTATTGATAATTCAGGAACTCTTAATATTCAACAAAGTGGTGATGACGGACAAATTAGATTTCAATGTGATGATGGTTCTGGTGGTGTTACAAGTTATTATCAAATTTCAGGTTCGAGTGAAACCAATATATTCTTTAAGGACATAAAACTTGGCGACAATATAACAGCTAATTTTGGTGCTTCTAATGATTTACAGATATTTCATAGTGGGTCAGTAAGTAATATAAAAGATATAGGTACAGGAATATTACAGCTTACAACTAATGGTGATGCTGTTCAAATTTACGATTCAGCAAATACTACAACCATGGCTAGATTCAATACTGGTGGGACAGTAACTTTAAATCATGCTGGAACGCAAAAGTTTCAAACAACAGCTACTGGTATAAATGTTAATGGAACAACAGTAAGTGATGCTGAAACTGCATTTAGTACAGCAGCAAACACTCCAAACGCAAGTTTAGTAGTTGGAAATACTTCTACTACTGTTGCCAATGGAGAATATAAAGGTGCTGTAGGATTTGCAAGAGGTAGTGATACTATACAAGTTCGTTCTGCTATTGTTGGAAAACAAACACATACTTCTGCAAATAGACAAGGATTAGCTTTCTTAGTACATTCAGATACATCTGCAGCAACTTTAAATGAAGCATTGCTTATTACTCACGACAGTAAAATTGGTATAGGAACTACAAGTCCTTCAGAAATATTAACAGTTGCAGGTAATATCGCTAATGTTTCAGGAGATATGACACTAGATGTAGCAGGAGATATTATTTTAGATGCTGATGGAGCTGACATATTACTTAAAGATGCTGGCACTACTTTTGGTGAACTTACAAACTCATCAACAGATTTTGTAATTAAATCTACTACTTCTGATAAAGACATATTGTTTAAAGGTAATGATGGTGGTTCTACAATAACAGCTCTTAAACTTGATATGTCAGATGCAGGTAAAGCTACTTTTTTAAATGGTTTTCTTACTACTGGTACTTCTCATACTTTAGGCAGTGGTTTAGGTACAGATAGTGCATCACTTGAAATAGGTCCTAATAGAAGTGATAATGGTAATGCGTTTATAGACTTAGTAGGTGATACAACTTATACCGACTACGGAGCTAGGTTTATAAGGTCTAATGGTGGAGCTAATACAAGTACAAGTATTTTGCACAGAGGCACAGGTGCATTAAGTATAAAAACACAAGACGCTGGTGCTATAAGCTTTTCCACTAGCGACACAGAAAGGGCTCGTATAAGTTCTGGTGGTAGATTTTTAATAGGTCATTCATCAGCTATTACTGCTGCTGGTGGACAAATCCCTTATAGTCAAGTTATAGGAACTACTGCTTCTACTGCTGGTTTTTCTTTAAATAGATTTTCAGCTGATGCTGATGGTCCAACACAATTTTTTGTAAAGTCAAGAAACGGAACTCCTGGTTCTAATACTATAGTACAAAGTGGTGACACTATAGGCACTATTGATTTTAAAATGGATGATGGTACTAATTACCAAACACAAGTAGCTAGAATAATGGCTAAAATAGATGGCACTCCGGGAGAAAACGATGCTCCCGGCAGACTAACATTCCACACTACAGCAGACGGAGCAGCTACTGTATCTGAAAGAATGAGAATTGATAGTTCAGGAAATGTTGGAATTGCAACGACTAGTCCAACTTCAAAACTTCATATTGATGGTGCAGAAGATAGCACAGGTGGAATTACTTTAACAGCAGGTGCACAAGCACATAATTGGTACTTAGCTTCTGATTTTGTAAATGTTCACGATATTGGAACAGGTAGTAGTTCAGCAGCACATACTTGGCAATTTAATGGTACAGAAACAGTACGCTTTACACCCTCTGCTGTTGGTATAGGAACTTCAAGTCCTGCTAATCTGCTTCATGTAGTGGGTTCAGGCTCTACACCATTTGCTACTCAAAGAGATGTTAATAGTGGTGGCTTTGCAATGATACAGGGTAAAATGGGTGATAGTGCTTCTACTTCAGCAGGTCATGTTTATTCAGCTTTAGTTGCAGGTATTGAAGATAATACCAATGGAGCAGAAGATGGTTATTTTGCAATAGAAGTTTCTGAGGGTGGTTCAGGTAGCGAAAAACTAAGAATTAATTCTTCAGGAAATGTTGGTATAGGAACTTCAAGTCCATCAAAATCATTACACATATTAAATGCCGACCCTGTTATTAGATTAGAAGATTCAAGTCCATCTGCTTATGCAGAAATTGATGGTGCAGGTGGAGACTTAATTATTAGTTGTGATGCAGGAAATGATGATGCAGATTCAGTAATACAATTTAAAGTTGATAATTCTGAGAAAATGCGTCTTGATTCTACAGGAAATTTAGGTCTGGGAACTACAACAATAAGACAAAAATTACATCAACACGTGGGAGATTCAGGTGCAAACTATCATTTATTTACAAACACAACAACAGGCACAGGAACAACAGATGGCTTTTTAGTTGGTATAGATGGAGATGAAAATGCTCTTCTTTGGAATTTTGAAAATACAGTTATGAAATTCACAACTAACAATACAGAAAGAATGCGTATTGATGCTTCAGGCAACTTGTTAATTAATAGAACAACACAAATAGGTACTAATAAATTTTCTCTTAACTATGCAGGTTCAAGCGAAAAAGGTTTAGGAATTAATACATCTGATTCTGGAAATGCTAAACACATAACCTTTTTAACCTCAGGTAATATAAAGGGCACTATATCTACTGATGGCAGTAACGTAGCATACAACACATCATCAGATGCAAGACTTAAAGACGTTACAGGCTCTGCAAGAGGTTTAGAAGTTATCAACGAACTCAACCCAGTAGCTTACAACTGGAAAGCAAATGGTAAAGCAGATGAAGGTTTAATAGCTCAAGAGGTATTAGATGTAGTACCAAATGCTGTATCAGGTTCAGAAGAAGATATGTACCAAATGGATTACAGTAAGTTGGTAGTGCATTTAGTTGCAGGAATGAAAGAACAACAAGAACAGATTGAAGCCTTACAATCTGAAATCAACGAGTTGAAAAACTCATAACAAAGGAGAATAATATGGCAATAGGATATACTTGGGATGTTTCAACAGTTGATACATACCCAACTAAAGATAGTAAAAGTGATGTAGTCTACAACGTACATTGGAGACTTACAGCAACTGATGATACTAATAAGGATAGTGACGGTAATAACTGGACTGCTACTAATTATGGTTCACAAGCTGTTGACACTTCAGACCTTTCAAGCTTTACAGCTTTTGCAGATTTAACTGCAAGTAATGTTCAAGGTTGGGTTGAAGCTGCTTTAGGTGCTGACGAAGTTACAGCTATGAAAACTGCATTAGATGCACAAATAGCTGAAAGCATTACACCTACATCTGTTACTAAAACTATCAGTTAATTATGGAACTAACACCTTATTTATTTTGGAACATCTTTATAACTTTGGTGTTAGCCCCCATACTTTACGGTATTCGTAGAAACGAAGCCGAAGCAAAAAGAATAGACATACTTTTAAATAAAACTCGAGAAGAGATTGCAAAAGACTATGTCACCAAACAAGAAGTAAAAGAAGGAATGAATATCTTAATGGATAGATTAGAAAAACTACATGAAAAGGTTGACAAACTTTTTGAGGTAAAATAATGGCGAAGAAAAAAAATAGAAAACAATATAAACAAAAAGTTACTACTGATAAAAGAGTAGACATGCGTACTGGTGGGCGAGTAAAAGCTCAAGTTGGTGGTATGCAAAGAGTTGTAGGAAGACCAGTAGAACCACCTTTAAGAAGAACTACACCAGAACCAGAACCTGTAATAACATCTCCGGGTGAGAGAGGTCCTGCACTACCAGACCCTATAATGAGAGGAGGTCCAGTAGGACCGGGTGTACCTTTTAATCCTAACGAAAGACCTGATAGAGATAGTGTAATATTTTCTGGTAGAAATAATGCAACACAACAAAATGGCAATACTAGAAGAGATGATAGAAATGATAGAGATGATAGAGATAATCCACCAATAACTCCTCCACCTCCACCGGATGAAATTCCTATAGTAGGAACTCCAGAACAACTAGAAGCTGAAAGAGGTTCAAGAGTTATAAGAACAGGAAGAACTGCAGAACAAATATCTGCTGGTGAAATACCTGAAGGTATGATACCTCAAATGGAAGCAGAACAAATTTCTATGGAAGGTACAGAAGCTGATACTGTTAGATTAGGACAAACACAACAGGCAGAAGCTACTACTTTAGGACAACCAACTCCAGAACAAGTAGCACAAATGACAGCTACAACTGCAAAAACTCCAGAACAAATAGAAGCTGCACAAATGACTGCAGCACAAATTACAGATAAACCTGATGTACAAGCTGCATTAGGAGATTTATCATCTGAAGCATTAGCAAAAGTTAATGAGATTAGAGAACTATCAGGACCTGCAGAGGCTGCAAGAATATCAGAAACTATTGCAAATGCTGCAAAAGCTGATACTGTTGATGGTGTATTATCTGCTGGTGCTTTTGCTCCTGAAGTAACAGGAGTAGGTGCTCAAGTATCAGAAACTCCTGATGCTGAAAGACAAACACGTGAGGCTATAGTTGGTGAAGCTGCTAGTGGTGAAGCTGCACAAATTTTAAATACTGTAAATTACGAATCTGTTAAACAAAGAGTAGTAAAAGGAACTGCTGCTAAAGGTGCTGCTGCATCTATGGTAGCTGAAACAGCTAATATACCAGAACCTATTGCTGCTGCTATTGTAGAAGACCCTGCAACTGTAGAGGCTCAAATAGCTAATGAAGATGTAGAAGTACAGGCTGCTGTTGCTGCTTTACCTCAAGAAGCTTTAGTGTCATCACAAATGGAAACATTACTTGGTGGTATGGAAGATGGTAATATACCACTATGGGCTAAACCAGCAGTTGCTGCAGTTAATCAAGGTATGGCTGCTAGAGGTATTCCAGTATCAACTGTAGGTAGAGATGCATTATTTAATGCTATTATACAAAGTGCTTTACCTATTGCACAAAGTAATGCACAAGCTTTACAAACTAGAGCAGCTCAAAATTTAAGTAATCAACAACAAGCTAACTTAACCGAAGCTACACAAGAACAACAATTAAGATTACAAAATTTATCTAATAGACAAACTGCTGCAAGTCAAACAGCTCAGTTTGCTCAACAGATAGCTGTTCAACAAGGACAATTTAGACAAGAAGCTGTATTAACAACAGCCCAACAACAACAGCAAGTAAGACTACAAAACTTACAAAATAGACAAAATGCTGCTGTTCTTAATGCACAACAACAACAAGATATTAATGCTAGAAATTTAAGTAATCAACAACAAATTAATTTAGCTAACTTACAAATAGAAGCTCAAGTAGAAGGAGCTAATCAAGCTGCAGAAAATCAAGAACAATTAGCAGAGTTTCAAGTAGCTGCAGATTTCTTAGCAAAGAATGCTGCTTTTAAACAAGACATGGAAAGAGCTAATCTTTCTTCAGAACAACAAACAAGACTTGCAAATCTTACAGCACAAAATCAAGCTAGTAGAGATAATTTAACTGCTGCTCAACAAACAGAACTTGCAAATCTTAATAAACAAATGCAGCTTAATATTCGTAATGCTGACTTAGCTCAACAAATGGGTGTAGCTCAACTTAATGTTGACCAACAAACAGCTATGCAACGTGCTACTGTTCAAGCTAATATGGATATGAGTAAGTTTAATGCAGCTCAACAAGTTGAACTAGCTAATAGTAAATTTATGCAAACAGTAGCTATAACAAATATGAATGCAGACCAACAAGCTATTATGCAAAATGCTACAGCTATGGCATCTTTAGATTTAGCAACAGTTGACCAAAGAACTAAACTATCTGTACAGAATGCTCAAGCATTTTTACAAATGGATATGGTTAATTTAAGTAATGAGCAACAAGCTAATATGATGGAGGCACAGCAAGAACAACAAAGATTATTATCTAATCAATCTGCTGAAAATGCATCAAGACAATTTAATGCTGCTAGTGAAAATCAAGTCAATCAATTTATGGCTAGTTTAGCTTCACAAACAGAACAGTTTAATGTAGCTCAAACAAATGCATCAGAGCAGTTTAATGTACAATCTCAAAATGCTGCAAATGCTAGAGATGCTCAAAGAACTGCAGATGTTAATAAAGCTAATGCTGCTATACTAAATCAAGTAAATCAGTTTAATGCTCAGTTAGATTTTAACAGACAACAATGGAATGCTGCTAATGAACAAGCAGTAATTAATTCTAATGTTACTTGGAGAAGACAATCTAACATGGCTAATACTGCTGCACAAAATGCAGTTAATCAACAAAATGTACAAAATGCTTTTGGATTAACTTCATCAGCTTTATCATTCTTATGGCAAGAATTAAGAGACCAAGCTGATTATGATTTTAGATTTGCTGAAAATGATGCAAATAGAAAGTTACAAGCTATGATAGCTGCTGCTAGTTCAGAAGGTGATGCTGCTAAGAACTGGTCTACTAATTTTAAAAACGCATCAAGTACAATAGATAAAATATTTGGATAGGAGAAATAAATGGGACTTTTAAGTAAAATATGGAAAGGTATAAAAAATACTGCTAAAAAGATTGCTAAAGGAGTTAAAAAAACATTTCAAAAAATAGGAAAAGTTTTTGGTAAACTTGGTGTAGCAGGACAAATAGGTATGATGTTTCTTATGCCCTATGCTGCTGGAGCTTTAGGAAGTTTCTTTGGAGGTGCAGGTAAACTAGCAAATTGGTCTACACAACTTTTAAGTAAATCAGGAATTGGAGCTAAAGCTATTGGACATGGTTTAAATATGATTAATAAAGCTGGTACTTTTGTGGGTAATGTTTATAGTACAGTTTCAGAGACTATTGGTAATGCAATAGACAGAGTAACTAATTTTGCAAAAGGAGAAGGTTTTAAATTAAGTGAAGCAGTAGTAACACCTGAAAGTGTGCAATCTACAATTCCATTAGATTCAACAGGTGAAGTTAACTTTAATGAATACTTTAAAAAATCTTTAGAGGATGCAGAAGGATTTGGTACTGCTGATTTTAAAGTAACAGATGTAGGTGGTGAAGTTACAGATAGTTTATTAAAACCTAAATCTCTTGTTGATACTATAAAAGATATACCAAGTGATGTTTTAGAAGGTATTAAAGATTTTGATGTTCAAGAAGCTGTCTCAACTGGACTACAAAGTTCAGTAACTGGTGCATTAAAATTAACAGGAACTCAACAATTATCTAAAGCTTTTGGTTATGAAACACCTGAAGGTCCAAGTAGTTATTTTATTGACATACCAGAAATGGTAGATGCTGGTGTTGCTAGTCCTTCAGTTTTTAATGATGTAGATTTTTCAACACAAAAACAAGGTAATAATTATTTAGTTGGTAACGTAC